AGCACGTATTGGACGCCCTCGATGTCGGGAACGGTGACCGTGGCGGGCTCATCGCAGGTCTCGTGTGTGATCGTCGGCTTGACCGGCACCACCGGGCACGGCGCGAACGTGCCAGTGCCGACCGGCTTCGAATCGGCGTTCTCGACGAACGTCTTACACGGCGTCGCATACGTGTACTGCCACACGGTGATCGGGCCCGCTTTGGCGCCGTCGGCGAAGTAGCGCAACGCGAACTTAGACGTCGCATGTTCGGCCGGAACGTCGCTCTTGCACTCGAACTCGGACAGGTCCACCGTCTCGCCGTCGAGCGCGTCGAGCTGCGCCTCGTCTAGTAGCTCGCCGATCACGGCGTACTCGACGAACCCGACCAGGGTGCCGACGAGCTGTGAGCCGTCGCCAGCTTCCCATACGCCGACAGAGTCGAACCTCACCGAATAGTCGGCGTCGGCATCCTCGGCTAGTGGCGTAATGGTGGTGACCCGGACGAAGCTGTCGCGCGCCCACGCAGGGCAGCCGTTGTCCGGCGCGCCCACAATGTTGGCCGACACCAAAGTCGGCTCGTCCTCGGTGGCGGCGACGGTCGGCATACCCATACCGACGCCGAGTAGCGCGCCGATGACGACGCATGCGAGCACCTGCCAGTACCGCTTGACGCTGTGACTCAATTCAATTCATCTCCCTTAGTGGTGGTTGGTCCCCGGAAACAGCATGGACTCTAACGCCAAATTGACGTCATGTCTACGGTCAAAGTTGACGCAAATGTCACGCGGCTTCTTCGCGGACTTCGGCGACACCGGCCCACTTGTCCGGGTGCGCGCTGCGCTGGTGCGAGCCGAGCCCCTGCCTCGACTCGCGCGTGACGTCGCACCACTTGCAGTGCGCCGGCACGTTTTCGCGTCGGCGTGCCTTGTAATTCGTGCGAATCCACTCCTCACCGTCGTCGCTGTAATACCAATCGGGGTGGATGCGGCGTATATGCCTTCTCATGTTCGACATATCCCCGGCCCCGTTGCCGCACTGCGGACACTCAAGCCCACTCGTCTGCCGTGCGTCGTCGCTTTTGTCGTCTCCGACTACGCGACGGCGAGTGGGCTTCTCTGCGATCTCGGCACTGACCCGGGCGACGAACTCGGTGATCTCTTTCCACCACTCTTCGCAGGCCTCGCACAGGTCGATCGTGCGCGGGCGGGTTTGCCGGTCAAACTGTGCGCTGCGCAATGAGACGGCGGGCACCCGGGCATCGGGGTCGTCGTCGAGGCACCGGTCGCACACAGCGCTGATAATCTTCGCCATATTTCAGTCCTCCTCATCGGGTAGGACGCGCACCATGCGCAACAACGACTGGCGCCGTAGCTCGTTTTTCGCCTCGCCCACGATCCGGCCGAACCCGGTATTGAGGAATCCGTCGGCGTACTTAATGCGGCTCTTGACGATCGCGCCGCCGAGTGTGAGGACCTGTATCTTGAGCGCGTCGCATCGGGGGCACCGAAACGTGCGATCAAAACAGCGGCTACGCCGGTCCATGCTCGCCGTGTGCGGCACCCACGGGTGATTCGTTTCGCGGCATGCGAGCCAATCGTCGGGGAGCTCTTTCGCGAACTTCTTCGTCGCCGATTTACTAGCCGTCTTCGGCGGGTATAGCTGCGTCATTTACGTCCCTTCGATCTGCGCCGCCGATGACGCCCACGCGCGAATCGCTGGCGGGCTCGGAGGCTCTCGTTCTCAGCGCGCCTCAAGTCGTCGAGGTCGCGCCATTCCCTTACCCGCCGATCAAGCTCGTCGGCGAGCCGCTGGTATCGCTCGTCGCTTTCGGCGAGGCGCTGTTCAAGGTCATGGATGCGTTGCGCAGTGTCAGCGGGTACGAGCCACGCGACCAGGTGAGGCCGCGCGGCGTCGAGCATCGCATCGAGATCGTCGATGTCAGGTGCATACGTCGCGGCGTTCATCATCGCTACAACGGCCTTGCTGCGGTGGTGTAGCTCACTCGCCGAGGGCATGACCGTGTTCGGCCTCGACGTGTTGTGCCAGCTCGTTACGGACCTGATCGGCATTGGCCGGCATGTGAGCCGAGGTGAGCGAGGCCATGTCGTCGGACAGCTCACAACACAGGTCACAGTCCTCATGGATACCTAGCGTCGTCATCAACGACAACCCCCAAATCGAACTCTCAACTTGACGGTATGTACGCTACATTGGCGGTCAAGTTTGCGCGCACAGTTGACGTCAATTCGTTACCTTGTTCGCGAGCAACTGCACTGCACAGACGCCCCCCGGCGGCGACACCGGCCGAACGTTGCAACCACGTTGCAACTCGGGACGAGAGAAACGAGAACGGAAGGGACCAACACATGGAGATCGACTGGTTCGCGGTCGCTCAAATCTTCGCCATCGGGTTCGTTTTCTACCAGATAGGGCACCGTCAAGCCCGGCGAGCCAACAACAAGTGGCTCGCCGGCGGATACGGAAAGTTCTGCGCACGATTCCACCACTTCCTAATCCAACTCCCGGCCGGCGACCGCGCAACGTTCGACGTCCAGAGAACGGCTAACGGGTTCCACATGCACGGCGTCGTCGAACCCGACTTCGACGTCGCACTGCCTGACCCGGCGCGCACCTTGCGCGCTCTACTACCACCCTCCACAGACGCCGAGATCGCCGTCATGGCATGGATTGAGCGACAACCCCAATCGGTGCCCGCAGTGCTGTTTCAGCTCATCACCAAACACGCCACGAGGTCGATGTGATCCAGCGACTGCTCACCATGACCGAGGCAGCCGAACGGGTCGGCGTCCACTGGCAAACACTGTCGAGATGGGAACGGCGCGGCCTCGGGCCACCCCGAATCAAGTACAGCGGCCGAGTGTGGTACCCGGGCGCGATGCTCGAAGAGTGGCTAGCGAAGCGGAAGGTCCCTAAACAGCGGGAGAGCAACCATGTCGAGTGACCACCAAGCAGATGAATGGCCAGTGGCGACGTTGGCTCTGGAATTCTGCGTCCAGCGGGGCAAGGACGGCGGCTGGGACCAGCCACCCGCCCTCGCTGTCGTGATCGCAGATCACCACATCCTCGGCATGGCCAGCCTGCCGATACCCGACGCCGTGTGGGACCTCAACGACCCAATTCGCGTCATCAACGGAATTGAGCCCGGCGGAAGCCTCGGCGGGGGCAGCCTCGGCGGAGGCGTTCACTGGCAGGGCTTCGCGCTATGCGCCGAGGCATGGGTGTTCGACTGCGAATGCGGGCGGTACTGCGAACACCGGCGATGGGTAGACGCTGGCAAGAGCATCGCCGATCACCCGGACGGGCACGAAGCGCGAATGGTATGTGCGGTCACCATCGACGACCGCTTCGTCATGGTTTATCAGATCCGCGGCGGCAAGCCCCGCGTTGAGGAAGCGACCGAACGAGGGAAGACGCTCAAATCGTCGGACAGCGCTATCAACTACGCGGGACGCGTCCCCGATGCGCTGTGGGCGCTCATCGATCGAACCCAGCGCAATCTCGCAGCACCCAACAACTGAAACGGAGTAGCACCCCATGAACGAAGACCTACCACTGAAGCGGCTGCGAATCATCGACACAGATGTGCCGTACACCGTCGAGCAGGACGAGGACGGCGTTTGGTGCGCTCACGCCCAGATCCGGCCTGGGGTCGGGGCGAACGGCGATGGCGACACCCGCGAGGAAGCCGTGGCCGATCTGCGCGTGGCGTTGGGTGGACTGGTAGCCGAGTTCGGTGCCACGGCACCTGACGACACGGAGTAAGAATGCCGAAGCTCGTAGAAATAAAGGCCAGAGCCTATCGACGGGTCAAGTGCCCGGGCTGCAACCGAAAGCGCACCGTGCAACGGACGTTTAGCGCGTCAACGGACGACCCCGACGAGATCAAGTCAGCACTAGATGCCGCGACTGCCGATGCGATCGCATGGGTGCCGACCAACCGCGACATGTGGCACACAGCCTGTCACGTGATCTAGGGCAGATCGGGGAGTCCCGGACTGGTGCGCGTGTATCGCGTATGGGGCAACGTGTCGGGACCGGCGGGATTGGTGGGCAGACTCGCGCACACATTAAACGCGTCACATTTCGGTTGTCGGGTTGCCCACAACTTGAATGTGACGCTTTTTTAACGGTACGATGTGTCACCTAATCGTCAAGTGATTGGGGACCAACCATGTTGCCAGCATTAGCCGTCCAGTGCCCGCGATGCCGTCGTGCGCCGTGGCAACCATGCCTCACACCGAGCGGCAAGCTTGCGAAGCGCGAGCATGCCGCTCGTGACCGCGCCGCCGAGGCGGTGAACGCGCGATGACCACGACAGGACGGTACGAGCCGCTCGAAGAATTGCCGCGACCCGGCAAGGGCAAGACGGTAGCTATGGCCAACGCGCAGGGTGTCATCCGCGCCGCAATCTACCGGCGAATCAGCGACGACCGCGAGGGCGAAGAACTCGGCATCGCCCGGCAGCTCGACGACATGCGCGAGTTCTGCGCGTCGCGCGGGTACGTGATCGTCGACGACTACACCGACAACGACGTCGGCGCGTCGACGCGGTCGCGTAAGCCGCGCCCGGACTATGACCGGCTGCTCGACGACGCTAAGCGCGGCCTCGTCGACGTCATCATCGCGTACACGTCGAACCGGCTCACTCGTCGCCCGCGCGAGCTTGAGGGACAGATCGAGTTAGCCGAACGGTACGGAACACTGTTCGAGTACCTACGCTCGCCGAGCTTCGACCTCAACACCGCGCACGGCCGCATGGTCGCTCGCATTCTTGCGAGCACGGACGCCGCCGAGGCCGAGATCGTCGGCGAGCGTGTCGCTCGTGCACGTCGGCAGCAAGCCGAGCAAGGCCGCAACGGCGGCGGCACGCGCCGCTTCGGATGGGAACCCGACGGCGTGACGATCCGACCCGACGAGGCCAAGGTCATTCGCGAGCTCGCCGATGCCGTGCTCGGCGGCGCTTCGTTGCACGGCCTCGCCCGGTCGCTCAATGAGCGAGGCGTGCGAACCGTACGGGGCGAGCGCACGCTCGACGACGGCACTATCAAGCCCGTGCTGTGGCATCCCGACGGTGTGAGCCGCGTTATCAGGAACTCGTGCAATGCGGGCGTGAAGGTGTACAAGGGCGAGCCCGTCGCGACCGCAGGGCAGTGGTGGCACTGGCCCGACAGCGACAAAATCGAGCCGATCTTGTCGCGCGAGACGTGGGAAGCGTGTCGGGCACTGCTCGACGACCCGACCCGAAAGACGAGCCCGGGCAATAAGCCGAAGTGGCTCGGCTCGCTGATCTACCGTTGCGGTCACCCTCGTTGCGCAGGCAAGCACACGATGACGGTGCGCAACCGTGGAACCGCCGACGGGCGCTCCATTCCCACCTACCGTTGCCGCGAGGTCGGGCACAACTCGCGCGACGCGCAGTGGCTCGACGCCTACATCACCGATGTCGTGGTGACCCGGCTCGCGCAGCCCGATGCCGTGGAGTTGCTCGAGGTGCGATCGACCGACGACGCCGGCGAGCTGGCCCGGCAGGCCGCGACGAAACGCGAACGCATCGCCGAGGCCAAAGAACTATGGCAAGACGGCACTTTCACCGCTGCCGAGATGAAGTCGCGCGTGTCGCGGTTGCGTGGCGAGCTGGCCGACGTCGAGGCGCGCATTGCCGCGAACGCGGGCAGCGACCCGCTCGCGGGCATCGCCGGAAACGAGGACGCCGCCGAGATATGGGCCAAACTCGACCTCGCACGCCGCCGCGCGATCGTGGCACGGCTGCTCGACGTCACTGTGCTCGTGCAGCCGCGGGGCCGGCCCCGCAAGCAAGAGAGCGGAGTCACCGGGCCCGACCGTCAATTCGTACAACTCGCGTGGCACGAAAATTGACGGTCGGTTACAGTCAATTGTGCGGCTCTTGGGAAACGGAACGCCGGAGATCCCGACGTCATGTCTTGTCGCGACGAACCCCCCCGTCATGACATGATTCCGACGCTTCACGCGACCGAGAGCCGCACTTTCACGCGCCGCAGGTTTGCCGCATGGTTCTCCAGGGGGATGCCACCATGCGCCCGGGGTTCGAGTCCCTGGGGGCGCACCTACTCGCCATGAGCATTCGCGTTCACAGATCCCCCAACAGCGGTACAGTCACCCCCGTGGACATCGACCCCAAGACGCGCGACCACATCGAACGGCTCAAACGGCGATGGTCCGTCCTGGACGACGCGCGCGACCGCATCATGGTGCACGGCAACGTCCACGGCCAGCCGGCCTCCGATCCCCGCCTGAATCAGATGATCCGCGAAGCGTGGGAAGCCTACGCCGGTGCCTGCGACACGTTCCGGTTGTGCCGCCAGCCGGACTGCTGGGATGAGCAGAAGCCCGGCCACGCGCACTGCGACGCCCACGCCCACCCCTGATCCGCTGACGTGGACAACGGCAGTAAGTTGCCAACCCCCCGGCATGAACCTATCCGCCACCGAGGTCCCCGCGGTCCTCGTCTGGGCGGCGCAGCAACGCGACACTCGCTAGACGGCTGCGCTGCGCCTCACGCTGCGCCCGGCGCCGCTCGGCGTCCTGCCCGGCGGCGAACACGATCGACGGCGGCCAGTCGGCCGATATCAGTTGCAGCACGTACCCGATGTTGAGGAGCTGCAGGCCGATTATCACGGCGAGCGCGCCGTATGCTGCCCACGTGCCGAGATCGTGCACGATTGCCCACGTGATGCCCAAGACGCCGACAGTGACGGTGATCGTGCCCAAGATCAGGGCGGCGCGCCGTTTGCGGCGGTGGATGGGGATGTCGTCGTTCACCGTGTTTCAACTTCCTTCCGGGTACTGATCTTTCGTCTTACGCTGTTCCAGCCACGCCGCTAGATCAGGTTGGACACCGGCTCGGCCCGTGTCCTCGACGACATGTCCCTCGGCGATCGCTTCGATGAGCCGTGGGTGTATGTCGAGGGCGACGGCAGCCGCGCCCCACATCACGGGTCCGGCGTCGCCGTCGACGAGCCGTTCGATATCACGCACGCCGACGCCCATCTCGGCTGCCAGTTTCGTCGCCGTCATGCCGCGCCGTTCCATCGTGATGGCGATGAACTCGCCGACGTCGGGGAATAGGGACGCGCTCATGCGGTCGGCCTCGTCTAGAAGTGTCTGTAGCTTGACGCCAAGTGCCCTCGCTATCACGTCGAGACGGTATGCCGTCTTGGTTCTGCCTCGTTCGGCGTTGCGAATGGTGCTCGTCGAAACCCGAGCCGCTTCAGCTAATTTTTGTTGACTCCAGCCCTTCTGGCGACGGCGCTGTTTAATCGCCGTACCCAGGGCGTGGCCGAACCCCTCGTCATGCATGGCGTCAACTTTAGCCTAAGAGCTGGGGGGTTGCGTGCACCCCGTCAAGTCGACGCGCCGTAGAACTTGACGCTAACTTAACGCTTTATGCAAGCCAACCAACACGCCATCATCGATCTGCGACGGGCGCGGGGCTACACACAAGCTGAGCTCGCGCGTCGTGCCGGCATCTCTAAGCAGGTGTTATCCAACGTCGAACGCGGCCGATCGGTACGCCCCCGGCCGTCAACGATAGCGTCCATCGCCGCAGCACTTGACGCTCACCTGACGGAAATCACGGTCGGCGACTACAGCGGCGACCCACAAGCGCGGCGCGCCATCATCCGGCAGCTATCAAACGACGGCCTGTCGGTTGATCAGATCGCGCGACACCTCGTGCTCACGCGGCACGTCGTCGCATCCGACCTCAAAGCAGTCGAGGTCATCCCGTGACCACGGCCCAGTTCTACGAGCGCCTCGACGTCGAATGCGCCGCCGAGGGCTGCGACCGACGGCGCAAAGGATCTCACCTCATGTGCGGCCGGTGCTGGTCCCGCGTGCCCGAGCCGGTCAAGCGCGACGTGTATTGGTACTGGCGCAAGTTTCGGCGCGACCCCGACCGGGAGAACCGGCAGCGCTACGGCGACGCCGTCCGAGCGGCCATCGATGCCGTGGGCACGGTGTCGGCGTCATGACAGCGCTCGACAAGATCGTCGACCCCGATTGCCGGGGCGGTAAGCACCGCTCGTGTGTCGGCGGGCCGTGCCAGTGCCGGTGCCACGAACCCGGCGCAGACCCGACCGACCCCGAGGTCGTCGCGAGCGCAGCGCCACCGTTGACGCCGACGATGCGCGCCGACCTACACCTACTCATGCGCCCGGCCGTCGAGGTAGTCGCCAGCCAACGAGCCGAAGCCGCAGCGGCGGCACGACGTCGACGGAGGACCGCGGCGTGACACCACTGGCAGCGTTCGCGCTCGGCGTGTTCATCGCCGCGTTCTTCACGCTCTCCGAGCTCGCGCTCAAGCGGATCAGACGAACCTCGGCCGACATCCGCGAGCTAGTCCTCGGCGTCGTCGCCTACCTCGTACTAATCACGATCGTCGTATTCAGCGCCGCAATCCACGTCGCCGAAAGGGGCATGTAATGACCAAACTCACCGGGGCGCTACCCAAGGGGCAGGCCAACGGGTTACCCGCGATCGCCCGGCAGCTCGTCGACAAACCCGACGACAAACACATCGTGATCGCGATCATCGACACCAAAAAGATCGTCACCGACATCGACAGCGGCGACGCCGAGCCGGTATGTCGGGTGCTGCGCATCGAACCCATCGAGGGCGACGACAAGGAGCAAGCCGCGCAGATCCTACGGCGCTCGCTCGAACAGCGCACCGGGCAAACCGTGCTGCCGCTCGACCTTGAGGACGAGATTACCGATGCGCTCGGCAACGTTGACCTCGAAACCGGCGAGATCAAGAAAGACGGGGCCGACGAGTGACCGAGATCAATCGCGAGCGACTCCTCGATTCCATCGCCGAGTACGCCGCCCGGGTCGAGAAGGCCGACAACCTCGCACAGGCCGACACCATCTCCAAGGCCGAGGATCTGGCCGCCCTGTATGACGAGGGCTCGTGGGTCGAGGAGTGGCAGAAGATCAAGCCAGCGACGAAGGACGCGCTCGGCCGGGTCGACCCGGCCAGCCGAAACCGCTTCGCTGCTTGGCTGGTGTGGGCCGAGGACCAGCGCGGCAAGTCAGCACCGCAAACCCGGTACACCCATCGTCTCCTTATGACGAATGACCTTGTTAGCGTTTTGCCTGGTCACGCCCGTTTGGCCCCGGGCCTCACGGAGAAGACGGTACGCCCGCTCTCTTGGCTGCTGAAGGCCAAGTACGAGGATCGCATCCCGCAGGTATGGGCCCGAGCTGTCGAACTGGCTGACGGCGGACCTGTCACAGATAAGCATGTTCAGGAAGCGCGTCGTGAGTTCCGGGCCACGCTGAGTCCGTCCCAGGACCGCGCAGCGGTTGCAACACAGCGGGCGCGAACTCACCGGCTCAAGGCGCAGTCCGCCGTCGAGCAACTGTGGGCCGATCGTGACGTCGCCGAGGCCGAGGCGTTCAAACAGTGGTTCCTCGGCTTCCTGCAAGACAAGGCCGCGGGAGAAGCGAGGCCGACGACATGACGGCCACCGGTCGGACCATCGAGCGCGGCGACACATGTCCGCACGGCGTCACATACGCCAAGTGCAAAGAGACCTGGTGCCAGGCGCGCATCGAGGACATCGAGAGCGGCCGCTTCAACGCGCGCGCCATCGGTACACCCGAGACCGCCGAAGAGTTGCGGACGGCTGAGGCCATCAAGCCAAAGGTCGGCCCGAACTATCTGGCCGCGCTCGCCGCCACCGATGTGACCGTCGCCGTGCCCGAATGGCACCCCGACTGCGGCACGCCACCCTGGCCGCTCGGCACGCAATGGCCAGCGAAGACCGCTTACTGCCCCCGCTGCATGAAGTGGTGGTCCGGCGAGCGCGCCGGACACTGCTCGGGCTGCCACCACACCTTCGGTAGCGGCACTACATTCGACGCGCACCGCTACGGCAAACAAGTCCGCCGTTGCCGCGACGGAGACTGGATGACCAGCCGAGGCTGGTGGCAGGACGACCGGGGCATCTGGCGACTGCCGAAGCCCGACCGCAACCCATTCGCACGCGGCGTCTCATGAACGTCGGCATAGACGGGTTGCCGTTCGATGAGTTGCTGCCCGTGGGTGTCAGCCGGTCGGAGGCGTGGCATGAGGAGCGGCGGACAGGGATCACGGCGTCGGAGATTGCGGTCGTGCTCGGTATTTCGCCGTGGGTGTCCCCGTGGGCGTTGTGGATGCAAAAGCGTGCCGCGATCGCCGACCAGCCGGACAACGATGCGATGCGGTTCGGCCGCAGGTTCGAGCAGGCCATTGTTGACGAGTTTCTCGACCGTCATCCCGAGACGTTCGGGTTGTGGTCCGTCGGGTTGTGTGCGTCGCGTGCCCGGCCGTGGCAGCTCGCCACCCCCGACGGCCTGCTGACCGAGCAGGTTTACAACGAGCGGGGCGGATTCTCCCAAGACGTGGTCGCGGTGGTAGAGGCTAAAACGACGGACTCGTGGGATGACTGGGGCGACGACGGCACCGACGAGATTCCGCCGTACTACCGGGCGCAGGTGTTGTGGCAGTGCGACGTGGTCGGCGTCAACACGGCGTTCGTGCCCGTGGTCGCGCGAGGGAAGCAATACCGCGAATACGTGGTCGGGCTCGACGCGGCGGCGCGCAACGATATTCGGCTGATGCGGGCCCGGGCGGAAATATTCATCAAACAGGATGATCCGCCGCCGCTGGACGGGCACGCGTCGACGACGGCCGGGCTCAAGTCCATGTTCGGCGGCGACCAGCTCGACGACCGCGGCGAGGTCGTGATCCCGAAGCGTGTCGCGAACCGTTACGCCAAAGCCCGGGCGGCGCTCGAGGTCGCCGAGGAACGCAAGGCGCTCGTGGAAAACGAGATCCGGCAGCGGCTCGGGAACGCCCGCGTCGCAGTGACCCCGGGCGGTGAGAAGGTCGCCGGCCGATCCGTGTATCAGCGCCGCTCGATCGACAGCAAGCGGCTCCGCCGCGACCGGCCCGACGTGTGGGCCGAGTTCGTCAACGAGACAACCGTCGACAGCCTCAAAGCGGGGCCGGCGGGGAAGGTGAAGTGACATGGCTGGACAGACCGTAACGAGCGAGGTTGAACAACGCGAGGGCACAACGCTGGTCACCCTGATCGACCAGATGCGGCCGCAAATCGCTAAGGCGCTGCCGCGGCACATGACAGCCGACCGGCTCGCCCGGATCGTCACCACGTGCATTCGGCAGATCCCGAACCTCGCGAAGTGCGAGTCCATGTCGGTGCTAGGTGCGGTCATGACGTGCTCACAACTGGGGCTCGAACCCGGCCCGCTGGGGCACGTGTATCTGATCCCGTTCCGCGATACCAAAAAGGGCACCTACGAGTGCACCCTGATCATCGGCTACCGGGGCATGCTCGAGCTCGCGCGCCGCTCGGGGCAGATCGAGTCGTGCGCGGCTCGCGTGGTGCGCGCGAAGGATCACTTCGACTATGCGTACGGGCTCGACGAGAAACTCGAACACAAGCCCGACCCGGCGGCATTCGAGGACATGACCCACGTGTACGCGATCGTGCGGTACAAGGACGGCGGCCGCGATTTCGAGGTCATGACCAAAGCGCAGGTCGACAAGATCCGCGCCCGGTCCAAGGCATCCGAAAAGGGGCCGTGGTCAACGGACTATGACGAGATGGCCCGCAAGACCGTTCTGCGTCGGCTGCTCAAACGTGCCCCAATGTCGATCGAGTACGCGCAAGCGACCGGGCAAGACGGCGAGGTACGCGTCAGCGTCGACGCCGACGCAATCGACGTGCCACCCCCGAGCACCGACGACACCGATCCCGACCCGACAGGCCCCGAGGTCGTCGACGGCGAAATCGTCGAAGGGGCGGCGTCATGACGTGGCACCTTGCGCAGCTCGCGCTCGCCGGCGGATGGACAGCCGGGGCGATATGCCTCGGCTACTGGCTCGCGATCTACGGCGAACCGGCCGACGAGGTCGAGGTCGGCCGCGACGGCGGCCCAATAGTTGGCACCCGTGGCGAGTGGGATTGGGAATCTGTCACGCACAGGTACGGCACGTACGGCGACACGCACAACGAGCCCGACGACGACAAGACTGCCGCAGCGACCGTGCACCCCCCGGCCGAAGTGCTGGACGGCATGAACGGCACGTTCGTCGGGTCGACGACGTTCGGTGACGAGATGGATGTGCACGAGTTCGCCGCCGAGGGCTATTTGCAGGAGATCAACCGCAGGTTCCTGCACCCGTTGGGGCTCGCGATCGAGGTCGGCTACACCACCGACGGCGTCGCGTGGTTCGACCGCATATGGGACTACCGCGACGACCCCGAAGGGCTGCGATTCGTCACCGTCGATTATCAGAAGGCGAGCAACGTTGTTGATTTATGGGCGCAGCGGCAAGACGCTCGCGTCGAGGCGCTCGGCTACATGATCCAACCTGTCAATGAGGAAGCCGAGCGTGCGCACCGAATGGGCGACGCCGAATGAGCGCGCCCATCGAAATCCCTGTCTGCAGTCTGTGCCGTCGCGAGCGCACCGTCAACGACGCCTACGACTACAACCCGTTGCAGGTTGTCACTGGCCAGCCAGTCGGTTGGTACAGCGGCGGCGACGGTGAACTCTGCCCTGAATGCATGACGAAAACGTTGCGGGGTGACCTGACGTGACCGCCGGCATGTTGCCGCTCGTGCTGTTCGGGCTTGCCGTGGCTGCGCTGTGGTCGGTCGCGACGGGCCGGTTCTACATACGGCAGGCACGTTCGGGCCGTCGGTGGTGGGTGTACGGCACACACCACGGACGGCTGCGGTGGCATCTGGGCAGCGCGCCGACACTCGCCGATGCGTTGCGCGAGATCGAACGGTGGGCGCGGCGATGACGGACACAAAGACTGTCGAGCCGTTGCGCCTGGTGGTCGACGTACACGGCGACGACATGCTCAACATGAACCAACCCAAGAACCGATACGTGCAGGCGCAGTACGTGAAGCGGCTGCGCCAGCTCGGGTGGGCGGTAGCGCGCAGCCAACCCCGCAAGATCACCCATGCGGTCGCGATCCGGGCAACGATCGCGCCGCCGGTCGAGACGTTCTTTCACAAACGGGACTCGCCTAACTACATGCCCACCCTCAAAGCGCTACTCGACGGCATCGTCGACGCCGGGGTGCTCATCGACGACAGCGACAAGTACGTGCCGCTGTTCTGCATCGAACCCTCACGCGCGCCGTACAGCCGACCCGGCTGGTGGCGTATCACGTTCACGATCGGCGACGGGCGCGACATATGGACATAGACGACCGCGCCGCACAGCTTGCGGCGCTCACCGAGGAACGATTCAACGGCCATTGGTGGCGGCGACGTATGACGGAGATCGCCGCCCGCCGGCAACTACTCGTCGCATCGATCGACGACAACGATGGGGGGTAGCGACGCGATGCCTTACGTGATGCTCGACGACAAATTTCCCGAGCATCCCAAGATCGACGTGTTGAGTGACGCGGCGTTCCGGCTCATGGTGGCCGGAATCTGCTACTGCAATCGGCACACCACCGACGGACTTGTTCACACGCCCCGGGTAGACCGGCTCGTGCCCAAGTTCAAGCCGTCCACGCTGCGCGAGCTGACCGACGGCGACGAGCCCTTGTGGCTGCCCGGCGATGGTGGGTTCGACGTTCATGACTACCTCGATTGGAACAAGTCACGCGCGCAAATCGAGGCGCAATCTGCCCGGCAAAGTGAGCGCGCCCGTAAGCGGTGGTCGTAGTGGGCCGCATGGTCGAGACCCCGTTCGGGCCGGTTGAGCTTGTCGCGACGACGATGCCGTGGAGCGAGCAAGACTTCGATCTGTTCCCGGCCGAGATGCACGCGCTCGTCGCGCCGCACTTCGGGCCCGGCCACAAGATCTGGGTGAGCGTGTCGCTAGCCGGTATCGAGCGAATCTGGTGTTGCGACGAGACGATCTGGGAGCACGAGTGACCGAGCCGTACTACGCCGACGCGCTGGTGACGCTGTACCACGGCGACAGCCACGACGTGGCCGAATGGCTCGCCGCCGACGTCCTCGTGACAGACCCGCCGTACGGGATGGGGTACGTCTCGAACGCCTCTAAGTACGGGTCAACAGTGCCGATCGCTGGCGATGGTGACGTGAGCCTGCGTAACGACATTTTGAGCGCATGGGGCGACCGCCCGGCGCTCGTCTTCGGAACATGGCGGGGGTCGGGGTCGACGCTCGTGGCTGCACGCAATCTCGGCCGTGCGGCTATTGGTGTGGAGATAGAGGAACGCTATTGCGAGGTCGCCGCACGCCGCCTCGCGCAGGGGGTACTGGCATGACGTCACTGTGCGCCGTGTCGCTGTTCGCCGGCATCGGCGGCTTCGGATGCGCACTAGCCCGCGCCGGCGTGAGCGAGACTGCCACCGTCGAGATCGACGACGCTGCTCGCGGGGTACTTGCCGATCGCTTCCCGCATACCACCAGGCTCACCGATGTCAAGGAGGTCACAGGTGACGACTTTCTCGCAACCGGCTTTGACCCAGAGCATGGAATCCTCACCGCAGGCTGGCCATGCCAGGGCAACAGCGTCGCGGGCCGTCGCGGCGGCATGGCTGACCCACGAAGCGGACTGTGGGTGCACGTCGCCCGTCTGCTGGCTGAGTTACGTCCCCGTTGGTTCATCGGCGAGAACGTCCCTGGCCTACTGTCCGTCAACGGCGGACGAGACTTCGGCGTCGTCATCGACGACCTGGGCGAACTCGGGTATGGGTTCTGCTGGCGGGTGCTGGACGCTCAATTCTTCGGAGTTCCCCAGCGGCGCCGTCGCGTCTTCATTGTCGGACATCTTGGAGACGGGGGGGGGTGCGCACCTGTGCAGGTATTGCTTGAGCCCGAAGGCAGCAAGCGGGATTCTGCGCCGGGCGGCGAGGAGGGGCCGGGATCTACCGCGGGAACTGTCGTCGGCACTCTCACAGGTGGCGGCAGGCGAGGCCAGCGCGTAGACGCCGAATCAGCTGCAGGCGGGCTGCTGGTGCCCGTGGGTTCGCTATTGGCCAACGGCGGTGATAGGCACGTCAACGACGCGGACGCCGGTCGGCTGGTGCCGTTCGATGCCGCACAGGTCACCAGTGGTGAGAACCGCAGCAATCCGCGAGGTGGCGACCCTGCTCCGACGCTGGCCGACACTGGCAGGGCGATGGTTGCGAGCACGCTAACGACCGATGGCATGGAAAGCGCAAGCCACAACGGTGCCACCGTCGTCACGCACGCGTTGACCGCCGAAGGCGCGGATGCCAGCGAGGACGGCACGGGGCGAGGAACTCCCCTGGCCGTAGGCAATGCCGCGGTGCGTCGGTTGACCCCGCTGGAATGCGAACGCCTCCAAGGCTTCCCCGATGGTTGGACGTTGACCAGCAACGGCAAGCTTCAGTCGGACTCGGCGCGCTACCGGCAGCTCGGTAACGCCGTGGCCGTGCCGGTTGTCGAGTGGATCGCCAGGCGAGTCGCAAGGGTCGGAAAAACGGGAGATGTCACAACATGATGCCAGACGCTATGCCGGCGGCATTACCGCTGGCATGCCGCCGGCATAGCG